TCGCTCTTCGTCTGCCCATGCTTGATCACGGTCAGGGTGCTGTTCCCATGTGACCAAGTATGGGGAGAAGCCGTTCTTACCTAAGGCTGTTGGGTTGCCATAAGCGTCAATCTTCTTGTTAGCGTCTTTCCAGATTTGAGCGAACTGATCTTCATCGTTGTTAGGGGTACTAGTGATAATACACTTACCACCGGTTGCTAGTGTAGGTGAAATCGCTGTCCAGAATTCTTTGGCGATTGTGGGTCTGACGAAAGCAAACTCGTCAAGATAGAGTAGAGACAAGGACATACCACGACCGGTTTTTTCAGTAGTAGCACGAGCAACGATACGACTCTTGTTCTCCAGGTCGATATTTCCTTGATTGTATACTTCAACGCCTGCTTTCAACCACATGGGGCACATTTCATAGGCATACCTGATTCTTTGCATAATCTCTTGAGCACCACTATATTGATGAGCAGCAATCAAAATTGTCTTGTCATCATTGAACATGGCATACCACAACAGGTAACCCGCAGCCGATGTTGTCTTGCCCATCTGACGAGCCAACATTGAAATTGAGAATCTGTTGTCATGATAGTTCTCAATCAAACCTTCCTGAAACAGGTACGGATCGTAAAGTAATTGACCTCGAGTAGGATGCTGGATATAAAAGTAGTTCCTCATGAAATGCTTATAACCATTCGCAGGGTCGGCACACTTTGCTACTTCAATTGCTTGAGTAGGCGTAAGAGGAATGATTCTTCCTTTAGCCCTAATAAACTTGTTATCATCACTCATTTATAACTCTCCAGCCGTAATATGGCTTTGTTCTCTTACCAGATACAAGTTCACTCATGCCGGACGCTTTTAGTATTGGATGATTCTTCATCATTTCGGCTCTGGTACACCTTTCAATTCTACCGTCATCATGTATGAATGTCCTAACGACACTGTCATATCGTGGATTTTTGTCGCCGCCTTTATCATATTTGCCAAAGTTAGTCAACCTGCCATCTTGCCAACCTTCAGGGATGACTCCATTTTTTATCTTCTTGTTTGTAGAGCCGTTGTTTATCCAGCGAGTGCCGTATTGAGGGTTTTTATCTCCGCTATTCGCTTCTCTATTCTTTTCTATCGTTGACTCTTTATGAGTTTTACCGTAATTAGGATGAGTTGTGCCATCATAGTTTGGATTCTCACGGCACTGATGATGATATTGTCCAGTAGGAGCACCGTCACCCGTTTCTGGTTTTTCATTTGCCCATATTTTCTTACCGTTTGGGTCCTTTGCCTCAACAATATTCCATAACTCACTGAAGTGTAATCCCCATTGTTTTACTTCGGCGTTATCAATACACTCTTTGATGACTTCTGTCGTGACATCGTGTCCGTGAATCTTCAAGTGTCTTTTCCAATATATGCCGGAACCTTTGTATTTGAACGGGTCTTGTTCAGTTTTTCCAAGATACTTCAGTCCGGTTTTGTTGTGTGTCTTTACATATAGGCTAATCATAGTCGTTTATTTATCGTATGGTGTCTCGCCAGTCAGTTTGGGCTTAGAGAACCATAAGCGAAACCATTCATCAGTGCCTGGTCTGATATTACGCTCACGCTGTATCTGGCCGAAGTTGGTGCCCGTTTGACTGATTGTCTCACCGTAACTAGTACCCGTGACACCCGCTAGTCGCTTCAAGTCATCTATACTATCTAACTCTTTACCTGGTGGCATCTCAACCGTCTTCATGCCAGTGTAGGCAGTCATTAGTTTTGATTGTTTGAATGGGTCAAATGTCATAGTGTATTTATGAAAAAACCCCAGTAGATCGCTCTAACTGGGGTGTAAACTTAACCTAGGGCTAAGGAAAAATTATTTCAAGTCTAGTGGCTGAGCCTTAGTAGCGACAATACAGAAGTATTTCTCACGACTAGTGATCAACTTGCCTTCTTCGTCAGTGTTGCCTAGTTGTAGATCAAATTCAAAGTTGTTGAACTGATTGATGGCAAAACCAGTACGCTGTAATAGTGCCGCTAATTGTGAGGCGCCTAGGATAGAATAGTGGTTCAAATTCCACTCATGTCCTCGTTGGCAATCCGGTGCCGGGACTTCCAGATAGAGTTTGCCACCTTGTTTGAGTACACGATTGTATTCCATTAGGGAGAAAATAGGATATGGTGAGTGCTCTAGGGCATGACGAAGGAAGATGAAATCGACTGATTCGTCAATGTAGCCGTCTTGAACTGGTAAGAATGATAGGTCGTAACCTTTAGTCTTGTGACCCTTGTCGTTACAGATTTTGATGTCGCCCGGAGATAAGGTAACACCAAGTACATCAGTATAGCCCCGTTCTTTCATTTCATCCAAGAAGTAGCCTGGGCCACAACCAAGATCAAGAATCTTAGCGTCTTTTGGAATCTCTAGTGGGTCAATGTAGTTCTTGACCATCTGGGTAGTCAATTCTTTGTGGAAACCGGACTCGCCTTCATCGTAGATGTGGTTGTTGTATAACCAATCATTATAGAATCGGAGTTTGAGTAGGTCTAGGGTTTGGGTAGCGTCTGCCATGAAAAGTGTTCCTTTGTGTTAGATGATATTACTTATCACACAAAAGAACACTCTAAAATTTTATTTGAACTTGAAGCGTTTGGTGGTCAGCACTGCGCTCTTGGTATGAGTATCGTCTGACTCTTTTGATTTACTGTATGGAACAATTGTCTCACTGTCTGTGGGAATTGTTTTTGATGCCGAAATGAACATGTTATACTCTTGTTCAGTGTAGGGATGAACGGTGTTGTACTTCTCAGCGAATGAAGAGGCGTCCATTTCAACAGCGTCTTGGCTCTTACCATCTGCCATAGACATAGCCATAGTCAAACGATTCATGTGGTAGATCCGATCATATCCACCAACATCTCGTGCTTTATACACTCCAAGAGAGGCTTGGGCATGATCCTTACGAATCTTGCCGTTTGCCTTTGCTTCTGAAATAAACTCTCTTGCTCTCATCTTAGATGCCGGCTAACTTTTTCAACTCTAATGTATAGGCAGAGGCAGTGTTCTTCACTTTGGACTCAGTGACTTTCACCTTAGTGTGAGGCATAACTGTCTGATCAATTTTCTTCTTATTCAAACCACCAGAGATGATGTTTTGCATGAACTCTAGATCAGTTTTGAATTGTTCGTCTACGCTCTGACCTTGTGGGCTATTTGACCACTCGTTTAGTTGACCACTACACTCATGATCGTCTTCCATTAGACCACCACATTCGTTACAAGATTCTTTACCTTCGTCAACTTTTTCTTCTTCATCTTCAGAATCATCTTCTTCAGGTTCTTCTTCAGGTTCTTCTTCAGTATCGGATTCTTCAGAGTCGTCTTTGCCTGGCTTCTTGTCTGCCCAATCAGGCACACCGTCACCATCTTCGTCTGGCTTCTTACCGTCTTCATCATTCTCTTCAACTTCTTCAGTCTCTTCTTGAGCAGGAGTACTGTCAGTTGTTGATGCTGATTTGCCATCAGCGTATTCGGTAGAATGACCGATAGCCTTCTTCAAGAATGAAAGAGCGTCATCGCCATTGTCTGATTTTTCTGATTGACCGTGATCTTTACCTAGTTGATTGAACACTTCTTCACTGTCTGATACATTAACTTCCACTGGTGCCGTAGGCATATTAGTTTCCGCTGGTTGAACTGAGAAAGCCATACCACGAGGCATTGGCATACTAGTAACCGCTGAACCACTACCATTCAAATCTGCATTAGCAGCACTGCCACCAGATGAGCCAGTTGCTGGGCTAGTAGTGTTGGTTGAAGCCTGTGCTGGGGCGCCGCCAGATAGACCGGCATTCTGTAGAATCTGTAGTAGTTTACCAGCGTCAGCGGCTGTAGCAGTGATGCTTACTGAGTCTTCACCACCAGCTTGGCCTGTACTAGTAGAAACTGACATGCCTTCGGTTAGTAGACCATTGAGTTGACGCTCCCAAGATTCCATCTGAGCGTCTTTCTTTTTCTTTTGACCACGTAACATAGCAAAGTCACCACCGTCTATTTTACCGTTCTTGTTGATGTCAATTTTCTTTTGACGGCCTTTTAGTTTGGCTTCTTCAACTTCTTCACGGTCAGCCTTAGTAGCAATCTTGTGTGAAGTAGTCTTCTTTTTGTCCCAGGCAGGTAGTTTCACGCCTTTCTTTGCGCCGAACGCTGACCAGTCATAGTTTTTAACTTCACCGGAGTCATCAGCGTCTTTCTTAGGACGGCCACGACCACGTTGAGTAGTCACTTTCTTCACGCCTTCATCACCAGCCTCGTGTGATGTGCCGTAACTGCCCTTGTGAACACGGCCGCCTTTTTTCTCAATTGTTTCGCCTTCATCAATCTCTTCACGATCTGCTTTAGTAGCAATCTTGTGTGAAGTTGTTTTCTTCTTGTCCCACTTATCACTCGCTGGAGCCTTACTACCAGATGTTTTACTTAAAGCGCCGAAGTCAAATTTCTTGTCTTCGCCTGAAGCGTTGTCTGTCTTTTTAGGACGGCCGCGGCCTTTTTTAGGTTCGTCTTTCTTGACCTTCTTGATCTTCTTACCATCTTCGTCAGTATCTTCTTCATCGTCTACTCGACCGTAGCCACCAGCATCAGCTTTGTGCTTGAGACCAGTTTTTGTTTTTTCTGTTGCTTCTTGAACAGATCGTGTTTTCTTGCTTTCAAACATTTCTTTTTCCTTTGTTGATTGTCTGAGACTACGCTCTAATGGACTCATTTCTTCGTCTAGTGGAAGTTCCATCTGCCCTGACATCTCTCGGCGATATACCTTATTTGGATTGGCGGCTAGAGGATCAGCAACAGCATTAGTGCCTGATTTCCTAAGAGCGTGGTTTGCTCTAGAAAGTTCATTCTGTTTATTCATATGATCAGCGACTGCTTGATCTTCGCTGCCTGATGCTTCATCAATTTCATCTTCGTCAAGAACCATTGTGTCCTTAGCATAGCAATCTTCAACGAATTCACGAAGTCCTTCGGCACTACCATGCCACACTGAACGTGGAATACGACCTTCCTCGAAGTATTGGTCACATAGAGCCTCAAACAGAGAACTATCCATGCCCCAACCATCTTCAAACATTTTACACTCATGTGGGTGATTTTTTCTGATTCGGTCTAATGATTCTTTATTACCGGCTTGTGGCTTAGATTCAACTTTGATTTCGTCAACAAAAGAACCAACTTGATCAAGACCAGTTTCACTTACTTGTGTAGTGCCACCAACAGTTTGAGTTGTAGTGCCACCAGTACTCGTATTAGTGGTATCAGTTTTAGGTGTAATCGCCTTTACTGGACTATTTTGATTAGCAATAGTAGTGGTTGAACCTTGTTTAGCTCCCAAAGCGGCAGCCGCCACAGCGCCACCTGGTTTAGAAGTATCAATAGCAACCGCGGTTTGTTCACCAGTAGGCGCTGTTGAACCCTGTTTAAGCGTAGGTAACATAATAGTCTGAGTGCCTTCATTGACTAAAGAAGTCTCTACTTTTTTCATCCAATCTTTTAAACTCATGATTTATTCCTTATTTCTTCTTGGCAGATGCGCCAGTGGCCGGGCGATCTGGGCGTGTTATTTTACTCATAGGACTTTTAGTATTCATTGATTTCTCAATCTTCTTTTTGTCAAACGGATCATACTCTTTAGGTGTTTCTTTTCCGGCGTATGAGTTTTTAATTTGTTTGCCAGATTCTTGTTCTCTGATTCTACTCAAATAACTATCAGCGTATTCTTTGGCCGCTTCTTTGCCGCCGTCTTCTAGCTCATCGTGCATTAGGATTGGTGAGTGACTAGCGTTGTTAGCAAAAGTCTCAATCTCTTGATTTACACCATCATTGAATGTAGCCTGAATCATTCTTACCATGTTCTCGTCATGACCTAGTAGCTGAGCCATTTGTTTTACCATTGGCTCAGTACATGGATATCTGAATTCCACATCAATGATTGTGATTGACTGATCTTTTAGACCTGGAAATCCATATGGGTCTTTTTGTATAGGTGTTGATTTTGGCTCACCGATTTTTGTTGGGTCGAATTTTCCCAAATTGTGGCAAAACAAAGTGATAAAATTCTTAGATGGCTCTCCAGCAATCTTGATTTTATACTTGTATGTTCTGACACTTTCAGAAAGATATTTTTTAAATGATTTCATAAATTGAATTCCCGTGTATTACTTATTTATCTTTAGAAGCATTTTTACTTTGTTCGAGAATTTGCCTGATGAGTTCACCACGATCAATGATCTGACCGGTGCCTAGAGGTGTTGTTTCTTGGGCGGTTGATTCGCCCTTGGCTGCGGCAGCGGCCAGTTTTCTGTCAAGTTCAGCTTTTTGAAGTTGAAGCTGGATCATCTTGAGTTTCTTGTTGACCTTCGCTGTCTTGGCAGTGATTGAATGTCCCAGGAATCCGCTGGCGCTGTTGAAGATTTCTGCCGAGAAGCGTGAATCTACCTGCATTCCCAAGTCCATGAGATTGTTGAACGCCTCTTTTGCCAAGTCAGCAAGTTCGTCCATGTCTTTGTCGCTGGCATCAAGTCCTTTTACTGCTGGTAATGAACTCTCAATCTTGTCTAGGGTCTCTAGATGTTCATCAGTTAGGAAACTCTCAGGAATGTATTCTTGGGACGGTTGAGTTTTATCTTCGTCATCGTCTGGCAGGTTAAATAAGTCGGTTAGTTGTCGGGTCATAGTTGCTTATTTAGTTAGCGGGCACCATTACGGAAAAGATCGTCTTCTGTGATGACCCTGAAGGCAATGCCCATTCGCCTACAATAAGCCTGTGCCGCTGCCCATTTGGCGTGATTGATAGCGACCGTTGCTCTTAATTGAGCACTTGCCCCTTTACTCTCAATCAGGGTTTGTTTCTTGGGCTTGATTTCTACCATCTCAGCGATTTGTCTGCCTGTCTTATCAACATAGACTACCAAGAAGTCGGGCACATAAATAGTCTGTTTGCCGGTTAGAGGATGACGATATGGTATCCTGATGCTCTCACTTGACCACTGAGTGACATTTTTGTTGTTGTCACAGAACATCATGAAGGTAAGTTCCCAGCCACTACGATATCTTATTGTGCCTTTACCAACATATTTTTCTGGATTTTTCGGTTTGAAATCACCTTGAGCAAATTTAGCCATGATTATTGAATGATGTTACGCTGAACTACCTGATTAGGCATGATGACATTATTGATGCCATACAGAACCGTCTTGTCACTTAAACTATTGAGGTAGTAGGCCATCGTGAGCGTAATTTTCATACTATCAGATGACTGAAATGAGTCTAGTAGAGTCAAAACATCAATGTCTGTTTCATTTGATATTCTGAAAAGGGTTTCTGTATAACTAATAGCGACCTTTTCGTCACTGGTGTAATTTCTAAAAAATGAATTGACTATCTCGTATTCGTTAGCGCTAACCGTTAACTTTACATTGTAGAATTCATTGAAAATACGAATTGTTGAATCTGCCATTGTGATTGCTCCTGTATGTATTTATCAGAAGAATCTATGATGTGATGACTAGCGAATATTACTTCTTGGCAGTTGGGATATTGAATTTGGCGTTTGCGGCTGAGCCTGCCATAGCGCCTGCCTGACCAGCAGCACTAATAGCTCCTGAAACTAGTTCACTCTTGGCGGCTGTTAGGATGGCAGAAGGATTCTTCCATGTTTTTGCTACATTCAGACCTTTCGCGGCAGCGTTCAAGAAGTTTCCACTACTAAGGTCTTCTAGAATACCAGATCCAGCGTCAAACAACCCACCTTGACCCATGATTGTCTTGTTACCACCTGGTTTAGAAATAGGGCTAAGTAGCTTGTCGTATACACCATCATTACCAAATCCAGTAACAAGATCACCTGGCTTCTGACCATTGATGGCACCTTCTTCGTAGCCAACTGACTCGTATCTGATGGTCATACGATTTTCCATGGTACTATTCGTCTGATAGTAGTCATAGCCATCATGCTCAAATCTCTCAATAATTGGATTGTTCAGAGTATAAGCGCTAAAATTGTGTTGATTGAAGCCGAAGATTTTGATGCTATTGAAGAATTGAGGCTTAGCCTGACCTTTGGTAACGTCGGCGGCACTAGGTTCGTTGATGTAACCCCATACTTGATCGCCACTTATATCCCGTGAATAAATGTTTCTCTGACTAGTCTTGTTCGTGGCGGCTGTTACATCACCGTAGTAATAACTATAATAGTCATACCACATTTTTTTGATCAATCCGTCATTATCGTCATGGAAGGTAACCAGTACTGGATCATAAGAGTGCTTAGTTTGAATATTTCTCTTACGATTGTACTGATTCATCTCAGAAACTGTTACATTGAACTTAGGCAGTTGAATATTCTTGACTAGTAGACCGTGATTGGCTTTGTCTAAGGTAGGATATTTTACGACATCCGTATTGATGTCAAAATAGACATGGAATAGCCACTTGAATTTAGGCGCATTAGCAAAACCGTTCGTAGTGAATGTTTTACTAGCGTGCCTAAAATCACGAACATAGGCATCATTGAAGAAGCCTTCGGCGGCTCCTTGTAATACCTGTTGAAAGAATCCCGCCATTGAGTCTGCCTATTAAATCTGGCCGATACCAGATACGTTTTGACCAAAGTTACGGCCAACGTTCTTACCGATACCTTCACCAGCGTTAGGACCAGAACTCTCGGTAGGTGTCTGAACAGCGTTATCGTAACGAATGTTCATGGAGATTGTTACAGCATCATTACCGCCATAATTCAATTGATTGTAGTTAGCACTGGACAAGTAGCAACCGTATAGTTCCCACTCTTCTAGTACTGTTGGCGCAAATTGACCGTTACCGCCGTCAAGAATCTGACAGCGTAGTTGGAACTTGTAGTTGTTACCAGCGGCGGCAGATGCTTGCTCTGAGAAGTCAAATTGCTTCTGTAGTTGTTCACCAACCAAACGAGCAACTTCACCACTAGCATCATCACGTACGTTGACGGACACTTCTGCCCAAGTAGGCTTACCAGCTAGATAAACACGACTGTTGTAGATTTCAATTGGGATTTCCTGGAAGGAAACGTTAGGACGAGTAAAGTCAATGACTTGCTTCGTTAGTTCAGTAGTTGCTTGACTCACGCCAAAATTGTCAAATAGAATACGAAATCTATATTGTAGCTTAGGCATCAATAGACCCTGAGCGTTTAGTGAGCCATCAGCGCCTGGTGCTGGGACTGTTTGTTTTGAGATAGATGAAAAGGCCATTATTGTTTCTCCTGTATAATGTATTTATCTTTTTTATTTTTTTCAGAATGACATCGGATTGAATGTCTCTATTGTATTTATCGCTTTGCTCATAGAATTCCAACCCTGTTTTATTCGGTTGTTTCCACTAATAAAAAAGGAGGACTTAGTCCTCCTTTTTACTGAGTTACATCAGATCATAGACCACCGATTTCACCGGTGTTTAGAATACGAACTGGAATGTAGATGAATTCAACAGCTTTCACTGGTTCAATAGCGATATCAATCCACAATTCATTGCGATCAATTCTTGCTGGCGTGTTGTTGGTCTCATCACAAACTACAACATAGTCATAAATTCCACGCTTGGTCATGATGTCTGCCAATAGAGTTTGACAAACTGAACGAGCTTGGGTACGAGTCATAGAATCGTTTGGTTCGAACAAGAATGGACGAACAGCGATTGCTAGACGATCTCGTAGGTAACACACTAGACGAGACACGTTAGTTCTGTCAAGAGCGCTCTGGCTAGCGAAGGTATTCTTGTTACCGAAGTTCAACAAACCTAGGTTATTGAAGAAAGCGATAGGGTTGATGTAGTTCGTGTATTCAATGTCACGAAGAGCAACACGGTTCTGAGTAGTCTGAACTTCACCAGTAGCGGCATCAATGTAACCAATGTTTGTAGCATTGTCAATAACGCCTCTACGCTGACCAGCTGGAGCGAACCATGGGTAAGCAACGCTGTCATTGTGTAGCATAGTACGAAGAATCATGTGACTTGCTGGAACAACAACTTCAGTGCCAGTTAGGTCAGTAGTGATACCACTTGGGTAGTAAACACCTAGATATGTGTCACGGGTTACCAAGCCATCTTCGCCTGAACCTGTAGCGCCCTTGCTGTTTGTTGCCCATGCCGTAATAGCATTAGCGTCAGCAGCTAGGCGTAGTGGTGAGTCACCGATGATGTAACTGGTGTTGTTACGATCATTGTTTAGGGCTACCATGTTAGGCTGTAATTCTGGATATCCTGGGCAAACAATCAAGTTGAAGAATGTTTGGTCTTCACGAAGATCAGAAGTTGTATCAATACAAACCTTCAATGCCTGAACGACCATGGCACGCTGGGCTTTACGACCCATGTAGGCAGCGCCGTTTGACTTATTGCCACTTACTGTTACCCAAGCGCCGATTTGTGTAGGTAGTGTAGCATCTGGGAAATCTGTGCCGTTGAAGTACTGAGCACGGAATTCTTTGACCACATAGCCACTACGACGAGTGTTGAATAGTAAGGTACCTGATGGATACTCACTAGGGCTTGGAGCGTCTAGATCAGTATACGCTTCGCCACCAACAGCGGCAGGAGCGATGTTTGTCAACAAACTATCAATTGTTGGGATTTCGTCATTTACAGGATCAACTGAGCCTGAACCACCCCAACGAGCATCAGCGAATAGAACGCCATTTTCGGTTGTTTGGTCAGTATTGTCCAATAGAACCCACTGATCAACACCGCCGACTTGTTGCCAACGGCTGATAACAGGGTAGTTCTCTAGATCGCCAGTGTCAATCCATAGGTCACCATAAACTAGCGGAGTGCCGTCAGTTTGTACTGTTGGCATGGAAGCAGTTGTGATTGGGCCAGTTGGGTTGTTGCCTAGGTTAGCACCGGCGGTTGGTAAACCATCAGAGTCATATCCTTTGTTGTTATAACTGAACCACTTACCACCGTAGTTTGTCAAGATATCAACTTGATTTGCTACTGAGTGGAACCACTTTGTACCAGTTGCTGGCGCGTTGACTGGAGTTACCGAGTCAGCGATATAATCCATTACTTCCCAGTTACTCAATTGTAGAGTGTATCTTGGAGTGGCAGTGCCAGAAATCAAGGTGAGTTTAGTTACTGCGCCTAGAGCATCAACAGTGTCAACTCGGAGTTGGTATTCTGTACCAGTAAGTAGTGATGTCGCT